TTTCATAAGTGTGTATGCACATATAGTGTTAGATGCTGGACACTTTAAAATTTGTATCACCTGAGTGAGTAGTATTTCTTTTTCGTTGATGACTGACTTATGGAATTTAACTCTAGTGGTTGCTGCGTTGGAACAGGCACACTAGTTTTAGACATATCTCCAACCCCTATGTACTGAGTTTAGGTACCCTTTTGAACAATGAAGTCAATATGCGGATGCAGAAGACTGAGGCCAACTGGATCATTTACTTCGTACACACGGCTTATAAGGTATCACATGAAATTGTTGGTTGTAATCTCCGAAGGAGATGATTTTGTAATTCCAACTATATGTGAGGTCGTGCTTTGGGAGACAGAGTAAACCTACACTGGTTACGACATGGATTCACAACAAGAAACAAAACTTAACCCCCCCTTCGCAACGGCTTCTGGTATGCCCTCGTTTAACCGCGAGCAAGCGAGACAGGAGCGTGACGATTTGGAGCTTATGAAGAATTTGCAACTCTTCACGGAGCTAGTGCAAGAAGACGGTTCTACCGTTTTTGACGTTGAAGGAGTGCTGGTTGATGCTCCTACCGGGTGTCAACTCGCATTAAGAAAGAGACCGCAACAATTTAAGAACAACGAGCGTATTCCTCTCATTAGGGAATATGCTCGTCAACGTGCAAAGGCTGAAGCCTGTGATGAACAAACATTTGGACCTACACGGTTTGAGCGTAGTTCCTCTGATAGGATTTTGGTCTCTGGTGAGAAAACCACAGAGACTACCTTGTGGTATCGTGCAGTAACGACCCAGGACATGAAAGTGGGAGTACGAATTAAACCATTCCTGAGTATTACACCAGCTCAGGAATTGCGTGGTTTGACTCGTTGGAAGGAGAGCAGTTTGGACTTGACTATCGATATGTATCAAACGAATTGGCCCGCTTTTCGAACCAAGATGCTTATCGCTTGCGGTTTTGATGACATTGATAGAGTGTGCCAAATTACTGGAACATTTGCATCTTTGGCTGGCGAGTGTGTTTGTTTGGGACGTGCTGAAGTTCAATCCTCTGAATGGAGGGTTGGTATGGAAGCGAAAATTGAAGTAGAGCTTGAGAAAGAGAGACTCATGCAAAAGGCTGTTGATGCAGGAAAGCTCTGTATGGTTCAGAGTGTTCCTCAATTAATAGCCGAAATTGGGGCGAATGTCCCTCGATCTCGCACTGATTGTGAACGCAAGAAGTGCCATTGTGATCGTTTGAATCGCCATGATTTACGCGATTGTAGGCGATGTGAGCGACGAAAGTGTCACACACTATCTTTGGATGTGTGTGATGACTGCGAATGTGCGGTGTGTGCTGAATTGACAGGTCAATGTGGATTTGATCCTAAGTTCGAAATGACAAGCGTGAATGCTTTCAATGACGCTCTGGCAGAATATCATAGAGAGCTTGAAACAGTTGATGATGATTGGAAGTTGTCTTTTCAAACAGCTTCTAGTTTAAATCTTGCTAGTCTTCTTCAAGACATTAAGAAGGAGTCCCCACTCTATTACCAACAGACGGGACTTCACCAACAATATCTAACTCTTTTGTTTGCAGGTGCATGTGGAATGCAGCTTGTTCAACAAGGAGATAGAGAACTTACCGGTCAGAGTAGGATCGGCAAAGGAGGTTTGTTTCCGAAATCTTTTACGGATGCAGCCTCAGCGGCGGCTCCGATTGTCGCAGCAGTCGGTATGGCTAATCCCAGTAGTGGGATTGAAGGAGCTGAGGAAGGCTCGAAACCTGAAGGAGATGAAGCTTTTGATCCAGGAACTGTTACTATGACAGCCGTTGCTTCTGAGATTCAGATGGCAGCGGATGTTGTTGCAGACACAATCTCTGCACAGTTCACTGAAATGAAACTCCTTCCAGCAGTGGAAGGATACAAGTCAGAAGTGGACCGTTATGCCTACGACATGCTTTTCGCGAAACCCATGATTGCAGCCACTTGGGTGTGGAACACCACTCAGGCAACTGGAACAGAGGTGGGTGCTATTCAAGTACCACAATTTCTCAAGACACTTGACAATTTGCAAACTTCAACTCTCAAACAACATGCCTTTATGCGTTTTAAAACCATGATTGTAACAGGACACATCAATTGTAATGTGTACACTATGGGTTGGGGTCGTTTGGCCTCAATCGGTAGTGAATACTATACAGACTCAAGTTCAAACTACAACAGAGCAATCACTTCTTCAGGAGCTGACATCAATGCGTCAGTAATGACGCAACCACTTCTTCAAATTCCAATTTGTTTCAATCAGAGTTGGATTCCCACAAAAATTTTTTGGCAGAACAGCATGAAGCAATGTAATTGGGTGGCGTTTTACGTCATCCTACCGTTGATGGGAGTTGAGGGAGACTCACCCTCTCTTCCTATTCGGATTACAGTGCAGTTTGAAGGGCTGGAACTAGCGTGTCCAGTCAAACCCATGACGAACGCAGACTTGTTTCAACCGTGGGTTCCCCGCGGTAGAGAATTGACAGGACAATCAGGACCAGAGAAAACTTCGTCGGTGGTTTACTACCCACGGAGTAATGCGTTTGCGAACTATGAAGAAGGAACAGAGATTTTGAAGAATGTGACTGGGGGGGCAACTCCCCAATCATTGATTCAAACGACGGAAGATGCGATGGACATCAACATGTTGATGTCCAAACCTGGTATCATGGCTTATTTTCCAATCACAACTGACATGGAACCAGGAAACGTCATTTACACACGACGCGTTACACCAATTCAAGATTCTGAGTATGCTCGTCCAACAACTCCTCTCGCGTATTTTGCGCGATGGGGAGTTCGTTGGAGAGGAGCGTTGAGGTATAAGTGGATGATTGCGAAGAACGTGTTTTCGACATGTAAAGTCGCGATTGTACAGATGCCTTTGGACCATACCTACACACTTGACACTGATTACATGAATTATAACCATGTCATCTTTGATTTGAAGGAAGACAGTCTCATTGAATTTGAGATGAGTTTTCTTTCAGATCACCCAACTCTACGTGTCCCCCATCTTTTCGGACCAATGAGTGGAGGGTATAATGAGGGAGGAGTCACTTTTGGCTCCCAACTTGTTATCATTCTCCACACAAAATTGCAAACCAATGCAACCATGCAAAGTACACTTAATACGGCGTTGTGGGTGAGTGCTGGTACGGGGTTCACCCTGTACAACATTCACCTACCAGACTATACAGCCGCGACAGATCTCGTTTTGAACATGACCAATGCAAGTAACATTCGAATTAAGAATTTCACTGGAGAAGAACAATGGTTAGTGACAGCTAACACTGTCATTGAAGGTGGACAGATTGCCGAAGGACCATATACAGCAGTGAGTTTAATTACTGTCAATTTGGGAGCAGGGCCAGTTTCATCTGGCTTTAATTGGACAGGAAATGTAGTCTACGCACAAGAATTTCAGGGCACCATGTATATCACCAATAGGGTTTTTCCTGTTGGTGGTTCTGAATCACCAATTGCACGAGAAGTTTCAGGTTTTCCTGTAACTATTCGACCAGGAGGATCTCTAGAATTGACAGGTCAGAGTGGCATCACCAGTGCCATGCATGACAAATCACAGAAAGAGATTCCTATGATTGGAACGAGTAGTTTGGAGTTTGACATCCCCATGAAGTATGAACCATTAACATCTTTACTTCAAATCTTGGAACGGCCCCATGCGATTAACGTCGCGCCAGGAGTCACTTTTGTGAATCGAACAGCAGAAACTGTGGATGCATTTGAGATGTTTTCACAGTGTTTTGCCTACACAACTGGATCTGTGCAATGGATGGTTATTGGAGCTGATGTCATTGCAAACCCTTATCTCGACCCGACGGTGCCAAATATTCGAGCAAGTTACATCCAAGGAGGAGTGAAGATGCCAGTGGAGGACGGACACGTTCTCTTGGTTGATTCACCTCCAATGACGGATGCACTTGTGTGTATGAATGTTGCGGGCAGTTATAACGATTTGATTCTGGATGCAAGAACCCAGTTGACAGGAGTTGCAATTGTTCCGCGAAGTGAGGACGTGAATGTTGAAGTGTACGTGCGTGCTGGTCAGGGATTTGAGTATCACTATTGGTGTGGCATTCCAACCCCTGAACAGCAAACACGAACCCTTCAGAAAACCAGCCTTCAACAACAAACCACACTGAATGTTGCGTCAAGTTTGGCACTTGAAGCTAAAATCCAACAATTGCGTGAACATGAACGCAATCGCATTCAGAAGGAACTTACAGGCCAAATGAATTGTGATGATGATCAGAAGAACTGGAAAAATCCAGGGAAGCAATCATCAGAGAGCAAGATTCTGGGAAAGCTTAAAACGCTTTTGCCAGGGAAGACTGAATCTCATGTTGTCGCCGACCACGCCCCCGGAAATCCATTCGAGGGTGAAGAAGACGACGATGTCGAGGATGAATATCTGAGTGTTTGCTCAGAGACTGACTCCTCAAAACCGCGTACGAAAATTCCAACTTCGCGAATGATACCTAAGCCTGTCCATGCCGCGCTACAAAGCGTAGCGGACACGGCTCATAGTATCGATCAAAATTCTACAGACATGAAGTTCACGTTCCGTGACATCAGAAATGATATTGCTGCGACGCGTGAAGCTGTCAAGAAGACGAGTGCGAGAATTACGTCAACGTGTGATCGAGCTACAGATGCCATTGTTTCTACTAAGCAGAAATTTCATGACAAAATGGATGAAATCCGACAGGATATCAAGCATGATGGATTGTTTTCTATGCTTTTTGGGAAGGAGAGCGCTCATAGTAAGATCATACAAATACTTTTAGTTGATGCACTTGAGTGTGTGACAATTAGAAGCAAAGCGAAATGGATTGGGATGCTGGTGAAAATCGGCATCTCGATGGGACTGACGAACAAGCTCGTAGGCTTGGTAATGAAGTACTTTCGTGAGAGAACCTCAACCGAAGTGACCCCGACCGAAAATCATCAGGGGGATGCAACGGGACAAGCATTTGGCGATCAAATGCCGCTTATTTGTTCAATTGTATCGGTTCTCATCATGTTTGGTGCTTTTGCACTAAGTGGCGGCACTCATGTGGATGGTAAGAAATTGCCAACCATGTGGGATTGGGCCGCGGAGCGTGGACGACAAGCCTTCTCATTAGACCGAGGAGTAGAATCCATGTTCAAATTTTTTGACAAAGTAAACAAGTGGGTAGTGAAAGCTGTGAAGAAATTCATGCCTTTAAATGACGTCCAGTTCAAGTGTTTGCAAGAGGAGGAATTCCTTAAGTTGACACAGAAGATTGTGAAAGATGTTACCCCCTTGTTAGAAGTGAAACAGCAAGTGAGAATTTTTGCAGATGCAAATCTGCGAAAATTAGTTGTGAGTGTTGATCGATTATATGCGGAATGGTGGGTCATGACGACTGACCCAGAAATTTCGCGGAAGCATAGTTCTTTAACCATGCGAATCGAGAGACTAATTAAAGATCTTCGAGCGAGGATTATAAGCATCATTGACACGCCTAGTGTGCGTATTGATCCATATCACATTTCTTTCTTTGGAGGGAGTGGATTGGGAAAATCGTACCTGGCATCTGTGGTGGCTTATGTGTTGGGAAAGTCTCAGAATGTGCCTACGGAAGATCTTTTCTATCCACGGTGCCCCGACATGGAGTTCTGGGACAATTACCACTGTCAAGAATTTGTTGGTATCGATGATGTGGATCAAATCGATGACCAGGAACAAGCAGGAGAGTTGATCCAGTTGAAGTCCAATGTGCCAAAAGTTTTACCGATGGCCCATTTGGAAACAAAGGGAGCGATGTTTTCGAGTCGAGGCATGATCACGACCACCAATGTGGCGTACCCCGAACCGAAGGCGATTAAGTGCAAGTTGGCCTATAAGCGACGAAGAAACGTACTCGTCGAATGCATTGCGGTTGAGGAGAGTCAGGCTTTTGACTTGTCCCACTTCCGGTTTGTATTCCGTGATCCAACTGATTCCACTCGAGCACCATTGAGCGAGCAGATGAATTTTCACGAGTTGATGTTCGAGCTTGCAGTGGGGTACTCTCAATACCTCAAAGTTCAGCATCGACTTGTACGTGGTCCGTGCCCAGACAATGTCTTTAAACCATTGTACGTATACTCGAATACCGATGAAAGTCGGTTGAAGGTGTATGAACTGTGTCAGGAGATAATGTCTAGAACGTCGGACGAAACGGACCAGTACATGAGAGATATCTCGGAGATTGTCACCAATTGGAGCGAATCAGAAATCGTTCTCCCTCCTGCTAAAGAGGGAGTACCCACTGATTTCAATCGAGAGCTAAAGTTAGTAAAGAAGAAGAAGCTTACAGTTCAAGATGAAAAATCACCCAGTGCGGACAGCGATGAAGAAGATGAGTTCTTTGAGGACGAAATTCGAGATATGCAGGGTGAGGAAGAACATTATTCTGAGCCCGATGATGAGCTGACAGGGCAAATGGATTGTCCCAAAGCTCATTCATCAAAACAAGATCCGTTTGAGATCGCGCGTGCTATGGAAGTACGTGAGCAACAAACCGAGCTTCGTGTTCGTCGCGAGGCTTTCAAGAAAGTGGTAGACGAAACTGGTTTGGTCACTGCGGAAGTGATTGAACCAGAAACAAAGGCGTTCATCCAATGTCTTCCTGTCCCTAATGATGAGAGTGTGCTACCTCTCAATATAACACAGGAATTCGTAGATGTTGTGCACACCTTGACAGGGGGTGCACTGGGTTCTAATTATCGGGAGCTTCCTGATGAATTACCCACGTCGGCATGTAATCCAGAAATTTCTGGTGTCATGTCAGAAATGTCGCAAAAGTACATGCGGTTTCGTCAAGTTGTTCGTAGTATGAGAACAGAGCTTTTTAAGGATGAGAGTGATGAAATCTTTTACGATAAGTTTTGGTTTTGTCTGCGAGGATATTTATATTTTTGTGGTGAGACCGAAAAAGACGACTTGACAAACAAACAGAGAACGTTAGCGTGTGTGTACTGTGGTTATTTCGCAGCGAGGATGACATGGTTGATTGATGCGCTCTTGGGTCATCAACTCAAGCTTGGACTTGCTTCAAGAGTGATGAGAAATCTTAACAACAGAATTCTCCCCAATAGTTTAACAGTTGGCTTGGGAGTGGAAGGTTATCGAACCTTTCAGGAGGTTTGTTTTCTTCCATTCTCTATGCTCACACGGGTTATTTGGGAATGTGGACAGTATATACTGCGAGGACTGAAGTACATTGCGAAGACCATCTACACGAGTATTTCAGAGCAGACACCACCAGAATATCACACCTTGATGAAAGTGGGACTCTTCTTGATCGGAGGGTTCCTCATTTATCAGGTAGCTGGTAGGAACACGATGTTGAAAAAGGGTTGGAATCGGAAGGCCGCTGTGGATGCGGTTGTCCAGGCTGATCTTCTTGGTGAGTCGAGTGAGGGACCAAATCTGACTCCTCAGATTCTTACTCGACTCCACATTGGAATGCCTGATGATGGCGCGCCGTATAAGCACTTTCATCAGTGTGAGCGGTGCCGTCTGATTTATGCGCATGCCCATGTGAAAACCTCGAAATCACCACAATTTCAACTCTTATGCAAGAGATGTACAGTTGCTCAACAGAATCTGTACGAGGAAGCAAAAAAGAAAGGAACCTGTGATGTAGATGCCCCTATGGTTGAAGGTGTCGAAATCGCAGGTTCCGATCTCGTTGGAGAAGCAGTTGCTAGCAGTGGTGGTGCGTTAAAAGAACGATTCCAGAAGAGGATGAAATTGCGTGGGGAGTCCAACCAAGGCTCTCCCCCAATAGCGTCCAAGTCTTGGAAGGACTTCTTTCGAGTCTACGACATCAACAAACAACAACCTCAGGACCTAACCGGACATGCGAGTGATGACCCCCAGGCGTTACAAATGATTCCATCTATTAAACGCAACTGTGCTTCTTTTAGCATAGGAGGTAGATCTGTGAACGTCTTATTTTTAGGCGGCAGATGGGCTGTAACAGTCTACCATGTCATCGCTCTCGCACAGGGCAAGGAAATGCCGTACTATATCGACTGGAAAGGAGAGAAATTTCCTGGATTACTCGATACGTACGTGGACACACGGCCATGTCCTACTGTGGAACTTTTTGGAACGAAGTTGCCGGAGGATTGTGTCTTCATTAATTTTCGGATGAATAAGACACTCCCCCAATTTCGTGACATTAGACATCACATTCCCAGTAGCGAAGAGTTCAATCTAATCGACGGGGCAGATGGACTGCTCTTAGTGAAGAATGGACACACATCTGATTTTACGCATCTTCCAACGCGCAAGATCGGACCGATGGTAGACCGAACCATTACAACACCATCACCAAATTTGAAGGATTATAGTGGACCTCGAGTTCGTACAGCTGTTGCGCTGGCCTGGGAGTATCGTTGTGATACAGAATCGGGGTCGTGTGGATCGCCCCTGATTGCCAAAAACCCAGGTCTAACGCACAAGTTGGTTGCCTTTCACATCGCGAGTCTTGATGGCTCAACTTACTGCTATGGATTTCCCCTCTTCAGGGAAATGGTGGATAGGATGATTGGAGATCAGGAATTGGTTGGCCAATGTGAAGTGGAAGACATAAAGAGGAACTGTTCTGAATGGTATGAGTGTTTTCCTAAAGATCTTCCATCTGAACACACTCTTAAGTACGTTCCACAAGGACGCGTACTAATTCTTGGTAAGCTTGACAAACAACATGAAATCAACATGCCCCGCAAAACGGACATTGTTGCGTCACCTTACAAGGATCAAATTTATTATCATACAACAGAACCAGCTATTCTTACCGACATGGACCCACGATCGCCAGGAGACATTATTCAGCGCGGGATTGATAAGTTTGGCAAAATTTGCCATAACAAACGTCCCCGTAGGATCATGGAGAAAGTGATTGCACATCGGGTCAAAGTTTACGAACGAGAACGACATGTTTATACCGGACCTTTACGAACACTGACAGAAGATGAAGTGATTAATGGGGTTCGAGGGCAAAAGTTTATTCCTCCTTTGCGTATGGACACCTCTCCAGGGTATCCGTATGTGAAGTTGCGACCTTCGGGTTGCGCTGGAAGAAAATTTCTGTTCGAAGAGCTCCAAGAGGAGAGGGAGCCTGGTGTCCCGAAGTTGAAAGCAGGACCATTGCTTAGGCGACACCTGGATGAAATTTGGGGCGGGCTCCTTGAAGGAAAGATAAAGTGGAATTACTTCGTCGATACCTTGAAGGATGAACGTCGCTCACATCACCGACTCTACAAGACCAGATTCTTCAATGTCCACAATGTGGCCTGGCTGATCGTGTGGAAGCGTCTTTTTGGCGCACACATGGCAATGAAGCTGACAGCACGCTTCAATATTGGCTCTGGTCTGGGTATGGATACCCATGGACCTGAAGTAACGGTGATGATGAGCAAGTTGTTGGCTGTGGGGGACAAATTCCTCATGACTGACGTTGCTGAGTGGGACGGAACACGACAAGCAGAGACCTTAGATGATGCTATGGAAGCAAATATAAGGTTTATGCGGCTACATGAAAACGACCCAGATAACAATCGTAGGCGCGAGATGTGTAAACACGCTCAAGCTCATCGCATTCACATAGTGGAGTCCACTGTGTACATGACCATGCAGGGCGTCCCCAGTGGACGTGGTGATACATCAGACATCAACACGGATGATCATATCATGGAAAATGAAGCGAATTGGCTAGAGTTGGCTGAACATTGGGTGCTTACAAAACCCAAACACGAACGTGAGAGGTGTATTGTGATGGCGACTTTGGAAGCCAAAGAAGAACACACCTGTGAGCAGTGCGTAGGAGACGACGGTGGGGGCACCGTGTCAGATGAAGCGGTTGAGTTTTACAACGAAATCAACATTGAACACATATTCGCGCACTATGGAACGAAGTGCACTCCTCCAAACAAAGTGGAAGGCCAGGAAATCAAGGCTTTTGCTACCATTGAAGAGTTCGAGTTTCTGAAGTCCACCTTCAGGCGGGATGAGAACTTTCGTATGATTTGGCACATGCAAATGTCGCCAAAGGTGATTCGAGAGCTTACAAACTGGGTTACGGTTCATGGAGATCCGTACCAACTTTTTTACTCCAACATGGAAGACGCTTTACGCTTTGCCTACCATCATGGAAAGGAGTTTTACAACCAATTTAGAACGGACGTCAATTGCGTTCTGAAGAGGGATGACCAACCTCAATTGACAACACGATTCGAAGAGTCGCGTGAGGAATTTCTCGAGAAATTCGACAAGTTTCTCCTCTACCCTTCGACCTAGACGGATTTTACGGACTACGGCTATATAATTAAGATCACTATCTTTAGTTTTAAGAGCATTACAAAACCCAAAAACAGTAACTTTCTTAGTGTAACTTTCTTCTAGGATAACCGCC